GACCTTTTTTAACTTTAGGAGTTAAACCAATAGGGACTGTCAAATTTTCCATGTCAATTATCCATGAAGTTTTCTAAACCTTTTGGTTCATCTTTACTTTCTTTCTTTTTTGGTTTGTAAACAGCTTCATCTGGTAACATTACATTTGGATCAAATCCACCAATATTATAATTTGTAAAGTCTCCAGGCATAGTTGTATATTGTGCAAAATCTTGTTTCTCTATCATCTTATGTTTTACATGAGACTGTTTTTTCTCTTTTTGTATTCTACGAATAAATGCGTAGTAAATGATTTGTGTAAAATATGCAAATGGGTTTTTAGATTTTTCTGGATCAAAGTTGTGTATGTATTGTAAACAGTTCTCTATCCCATCACTAATCATTTCTTGTCTATATGTGTAGTTTATAAAATTAGGCCTATACGATAGACCATTTGCTATCTTTAAAAAACATTCACCAATATAGTTAGATATTCTAGGTGGTTCACTCCCAGATTCCTCTGCATCTTTACATTGTTCTTTCCACTCTATCATAGCTTGATGAAATTTTTTGTTATCAACATAATGAACAGTTTTTTGTTTTGCCATTGAAATTTCCTTGCGAATAATTAGATACATCTTACCAAAAATACTTGGTGATGTCAAGGTCAATTAATATTTTTTTGGGTGTTGACAAGACTGGAAAATGTGTGTATAATCACTTTGTGACTCATCAGATATAACTAGTGTATTGTACTTTTCTGTTTATCTAAGATAGCTTCCATTTCATCTAAATCATTTTCTAAATCTTCAATTGTCTCTTCTTTTTCTATTACTTTAATTTCTTTTTCTGTCGGGCCACCTTCTGTAAGATCCATATCTTCCATACTTTTTAAAACATACTCGTAGTATCTTTTCAATCCAACACTCACTGGTGTCATTAGCACGACTGTGTTTTTATGAATCGTAAACTCATCCTCATCAGAGTAAGGCTGTATCCATCGTGAAAGACCTAATGATTCTATCATGCCTTTTTCTGTGGTTCTATTATAAGTTTCCATTTTTAGTGGTGAAGATATTATCAAAATATTTCCATTCTCATCCTCAACATTGCAGATGATATCCTCTCCATTTGATAATTTTACCATTTGATAACTCATAGATTTACCTTACTAACTTTGTAACTAAAGTTTTCCCCTTTATAGATATTTAGTCTTTCTGTAAAGTGTCTGTATGTGAAGTTTTGTCTCGATTTGTACGAGGCGTTGTCGGCAATATCAAACAGGCGAACAACTGATTTATTCTCCATCTTTCTAAGTCCACGCCCAATCGACTGCAAGACCCTGATTTTGCTTTTTGAAGGAGAGGCGAACACGATGTTGTTGATATTCCTAATGTTAATACCAGTAGAAAATGTACCATAACTCGCAATGATAAGAGAGTCTTTTTCTTTTTCAACGATACCCCTAATCTTCTCTCTCGTTTCAGTTGTCGTTCCACCATATACAAAGAATACTTTCTTGTCAAGCTTTTTAATTTCATTGTGTAACAAAACTCCGTGTTTATCCACCAGTTGGAAAAGAACCAGTGTATTACCTTTTATTGTCTTGCACAAATTCTCTATAAACTTATTTCTCTTCGTATGTGATACAATGTAGTTTAGTTCCTCTGCGTATGTATATTTCTTAATCCTTTTACATTCTTCATCGGTATGTTTGAGCACAATACAATCTATGTCTAGTTTTGCAAGTGTTTCATCGTCCATCAGTTCTTTAGTGGTAGTGACTTGTGTGACTTTACCAAACAAACCTTCAAGCACAAGTCTATGTGTTTGTGTTCCATCAAGTGTTCCTGTCAATCCAAACCTATATTTACAATCAGCACTTCTTGCCATTATATCTGTGAGTGACTTGGCCTTAAATAAATGAGCTTCATCACCTATGATACAACCATATTGTGCAAAGTAAGGTCTGTGAAGTTTATACAAACTCTGCCATGTAGAAATCACCACAGGTTTTTTAGAACCCTTGTCATGTCCAGCATACACTCTATGAATATGCTCGTCTTTCCAACCGTAGTCAATAAAGTCAGAATACATCTGTTCAACCAAAGATGTCGTTGGAACAAGTATCAGTGTTTTTAGATTCATCAAATGATAATAACGAACAAGTGTGTAGATTATTAGTGACTTACCCGAAGCAGTAGGAGATAAAAGAAGACAACGATTTGTTCGTATAGCATGAAATATTGCATCAATTTGGTAGCCACGAAATTCAATAGACTTCCCTCTGGCTTTTGGTCGTAGGGACTCGGCAAATTTTCTAACGCTTTCACGATCAATATTCCGTTCATCTTCTACTCCTTCCTCTATTATATATTCTACAGAGTTTCTAGAACAAAACTCTTTTATGTAAGGTAAAAGACCAACATATATTCTACCATTGTGTGGAGAAAACAATCGTATTTTACCATCCCAAAGTTTCTTACGATAATGAGGCATATACTTAGCCCCAGGCACTTCAAACGTGAAGTAGTCTGTAAGTTCTCTTTCCAGATCGTCATCTACCTTGAGTTGTAGATACACCTCATTTATTTTAGATATTAACATCTTGCAAACTATTCGGTTCTCCGTACATACCTCTGATAATAAAGTTCCAAGATACACTTACTCTTTCAGAACCAGTTGGAGGCACCCAATGTGTTAACCAAGATGGAAAGATAATACCAACTCCAGTTGTGCAAGGTATCGCAATGATATCAGAGTTCAGTGTATTATCTTTATTTTTGTTTGGCCTCATAACGTGTGCGTGTGGCCGTGGATCAAAAAACTGTATAGGGGATGATAGGTCATCAGACTGCACATAATACACACCAGAGAAAAGATGATTAGAATGTGTATGTGGTGCGTGTGCGTTTCCTTTTGGTAGTGCATTACCCCACATCCCTGTCATTTCTAGTGAATCGTACTTGAACTCCATCTTTTTCACAACCTCGTGAGTTGCGTCATTGATCGTATTTCTCAACCTCGCAAACTCTGGTATTTTGTGAAGATTATTTTTTGTGTGTTTTGATAAACCAGCAACATCTAGGGTTTCATTATTTTTTGTACCCTTTATATAATCAACCATAATCTGTTGTTCTTCTTGCTCCATCTTATGATTGAATATATGTAGTGCCGTGGGAAAAACTAAATGCGTCTTAATTTTTTCCATAGAAGTCCAGCCTATCTGAATTTGCATCACTTCTAAAAGTTTTAAAAACAACACAAGTTCTTAAATCATAACATTGTCTAGAAACTGGCATGGCTTGATGATTTAGTTTTGCATCAAAAACAAATAAACGGTTTCCAATATAGTTTACATATTTTTCTATCTCATTTTTTTGTTCATTCCAAATAACAGTTCCACCCAACCACTCTGGTTTCCAATCAAGTCTTGGATAATATATCATTGTAAAATCGCCATCGTCTATGTGTAAATGTGGTTCTATACCATGAGTGTGTGCATTGCAATAAACTCTTTTAAAATATTGAACTTTATATTTTTCCTCAAAGTTATATTTTGTTTTTGCAGTTTCCCAAATTGAATTAAGGAAACTATACTCTGGTTCAATTGTTTCATGTCCACAAAAAGTATGCCAATGTTTATTAACTTCTTTACCATTAGATTTATAATCATATTGCCAAGTTATTTCTTTCATTTCCATATCAATTAATTCTGCGACATGAGGTTCTAACACATTATCGTAAATATCACAAATCATTTTCTTCTCCTACATTAATCAAGTCACTATATTATTTAGTATGTCAACCCTGCTTCAAACTTCTTCCATTCAATAGCATTTTTGATATCCCAACCACGATTATCCACAGACTTAATTACACCCTTGATGTAATCAACGACTGTTTCTAAATATCCTATTTTATTTTCTGCATCTATGATTTCTTCATCAGCAGATATATAAACACCTAGATCTGTCTTTAGAACTTTAAGGTCAAAAGGTTTACTTGCATATATTTTTGCATCAGCTTTACCACCATAGTATTCCCACTTTTCACGATACAATCGTTTGTAATCTCCTTTTGCCTTAAACAAAAGAAGTTCAAATTTAGATTTGTGGTCTAAATACTTTGCTTTGATTTCTTGATTTTTTAAAGATTCAGTATCTAAGTGTTCATCATCTACTCTCAAGTCTTGTGAGACTTGAAGTTTCAATTCATCCAAATTCATTTTCACTCCGTATTATAAAGTCACTATCTCATATAATTTATAACGAAAGTCAACAGTGGCTGTGAGATATTCAACATCTGCGACTTGTTGTGTATAGTCTAGTCCAGACAACGCAACTGGGAAACAATCAGCAAACCGAACCTCTACGAGTGGATTATTTTTATTTGACAGTATTGAAAGTGTCGCATCAGAATATAAAGGTCTTTCTGCTACTGCTTGACCAACTTTACCTATATCAGTTTGTGCTTTACCAGCTGCGTTTGATGTGTTTGATGTGCTAGAACGAAAGTCTGTAAACTGTTGTCTAGTTTTTGGAAACCCTAAACCTATCATCCAGTTATGCATTTCTATGTAGTTTTCTAAACTTTCATCCACAAGAAACTGAACATTCAAACTTTCGTAAGTTACCTTATCACCAACGTAAGGTATATCTTTGTAGGGTGTTGGTATTACTGCTTCACCCAAACTTATGCCAGGGATATTCGCAGTCTGAACAAAGAACTGCACTTTAGGTATCTGATTCAGAATAAACCTAAACTGTGTTGGACTACTATAGTCTAACTGATCTGGTTGTCTACTAAGAGGTGATGTTTCCGTTGTCATAATAGTATTTATAAAGAAAAAAAAGAGGGGAACAAGTCCCCTCTTCTTTTGGTTGGTTGGTAAAAAGATTACATAAGGTTAGTAACTTTAACTCTTCTGTAATACTTGTTGGTGTTTCCAGAGATATTGATTGCACCATCGTTACTAGCAGCAACTGTACCAGTGTGGAATGGGTTTGCAGCAATACCATATCTGGTCTTGAAACCAATCTTTGGTTGGAATGAACTCTCACCCACTGCACGAACCATCTGAAGTGGAACGTATGGGCAGTAGAACATACCAGCATCGTATGGGGAAGTTCCCTTATAACCAACAATGTAGTATTGTGATGCGGCCACGTTTGCAGCATATGGGTCAACATACACTCTGAAACGTCCGTTCATAACACCAGCAAATGTTGTTGAAGTATCGTCAACATTCAAGTTGTTGTTAAGAGCAGGGGTATAATCAAGGATACCAGCCATTTGCAATGCAGATGCGACATCAGCAGAACAAAGGATCAAGTTACCTTTTCCTCTACGAGTTTGTTGACCGATTGCGTTGGCATCTCTCTCAATCGCAAACATCAAACCTTTGAACTTCTCAACTGACCAACGTCCGTTTGAGTCTGTATCCAAGTCAAAGATACCAGCAGTCGTTGTATTCACCTGAGCACCAGCAACAGCAGAAACATAAATGTTTCTTACAACTTCTCTGTTGATCTCTGCAAGAATTTCAGCAGACAGAATGTTTGCAAGTTCAGTTTCGGCATCCAAACCATGAATTGCTTTAAGGTCTTGAGCAAGTTCCATAGTGTATTCTGCCTTGAGGGCACGAGTTACGGCAGTAACGGTGTGCTTCTCAATGCTGAACGCCATTTCTGCGAAAGCATTTGTTCCAGAGTCACCTAATGCTTCACCTTGAACCGTGGTCATACCAGTTGCACTGGTGTAAGTTCCAGCAGATGGGCTATCGTTCAGAGTGGCAGGGTTAGTTTCGGTTGAACCGATATCACCACCACCGATAGTTCCAGCAGCATTTTGGTTTGCAACATCTGGGAAAGCCTCATCGGCAAGTGCCTCTGCACCATCCATTGAAGCAAATCTTGCTCTCATTGCAAAGATAAGACCAGTTGGGCCAGTCATTGGTTGCACACCACAAATGTCATATGCAATCAAGTTTGGCATGGAACGTCTTACCAGTGAGATAAGAATTGGATCGAAAGTATCCAGAGAAGCATTACCACCGATAAAGTTCGTTGGAGCTGTTTCTGCAAGGAAGTTTCTGTCCTCTTTAATTGATTTTTCTTGGTTTTCCAAGATAATAGTAGTAACGGCACGCCTATATGAATCCTCAATCTTTGGGAGATCTGGGTGTTCTAGGACTGGCTGCCACTTTTCTTGTAGATGTTCTGTTTGAAACATTTGGTTTCTCCTTATTATTTTCTACTATTTATAAAATTGTTCATTTTGCACGCCTATTTCTTAACAGACCTACCAATTGCAGACATATATGCCGCCATTGAATCAGTTGTGTCAACAGTCGATTGTGCGTTGCCAGTTTCTACATCATCTATGGTTGAAGAGACTGGTTCATCAGATGGTTTTACACTTGGGAAATAACTTTCCTTGAGTGTTCCCAACTTTTCACGATAAGATTCTTCGTCAGAATAATCTACATCTTCTACAAGTCCCTTAAACTTTTCAATTTCTGTTTCAGCCAAATCTGAACTTAGTTCAGATACGACCTGTTCCTTCACTAGAGTTGCGTTTGTATTCTTCAACTCAATGGACTTCTCCATCATTTCATTGATTTTGCCCTCTAGTTCTGAAATCTTTTCTGATTGTGCCTCAAGCACATCATACTTTTCATCTGGAACGTCAACGTAGTGATCTTCAAACAACTGTTTTAGACCAGAAATAAAGTCCTCAGCAATCTCACCCTTCAGGCCTCTTTCGATTGCCAACTCGTTTTCTTTCATCCATTCTTCAACAACATAGTTAAGGTATGTGTCAACCTTTTCAGTCAACTCATCCTTTGTTGCGTTCATATTTTCTTCCAGTTCATTTCTGTAATCTTCTTCCATACGTTCTACTTCTGAACGTACTTTAGACTTTACCGCAGCCTCAAATACAGTTGCAGCTTTTTTCTTGAACTCCTCAGAGAGATCACCCTCTCCATCAACTAAGGCATCAACGTGTTCAGAAACATCAATGGACTTCAGTCTAAGTTCCACTGCCTCTTTCTTTTCATCGTCTTCGTGAGCACCTTCGTGAGCACCCTCTTTATTTGCACCATACATTGCATTGACCATTTTGACCATATCGTCCTTTTTACCGTGTTTCGCCATTTTCAGCATCTTGTCCATTGTTGCGGTAAGTTGGGTTTTAGTCATTTTCTCTGGGTGCATATCTTCGTCTTTACCATGATCTTCAGAAAAAATAATTCTCATGTCTTCTGCCATGACTTTTTCTTCAACACCATGTTTGAATTGAACGTCATACCACTCAACATATCCGTTGTCATCTGGAATTGCGTGTGATCTAAGAATTGGTTTACCTTTACCCCACTGTGGATGTTCCACCATCGTAGCACAGTCGTGATCTTTTGAATGACACAGTTCTCTGATCTCGTCATCTGTATAACTGTCCATTGGATCATAACTTGCTGCAAGAGGTCTGTTTGGTGTTGGTGTGCCATCGGCTTTACCATGTGCCTTGTCCATCTTGTCAGCTTTTCCTTTTTTCGGAATTGTTGTATCTGACTTTACACCTTTGGATGCTGCAGCTCCACCATGTGGTGCAACTTTATCTGGTGTTGAGCCAGGGATTGCTTCCATGCCACCATCTTCTGGGTTTGTTTTTAACTTCTGCATTGGGTCAGTAGCAGTTGCATTGGGTTTTAGTTTCATCGCACCATGTTCAGCTTCTTCAAGCTCCTCTAGCACTTCCGATTCTAATTCCTCAATGGTTTTGTCTAGTTCATTAGCCATGGGGATTACTCCTTATAATGTTTTATTAACCTATTTATAAAATTAAAGTTTTTGAAGAAACTTTGCAAATGCCAAAGCATCCGCAGCCGCATTATTTGTTCTGTGGTTTTCTTCAATGGTTTCTTTTATTTCTGCAACATCTGCTTCTTTGATAAGTCCGTTGTTCCAGACCCACTCTTTACCTTCCATAATACCTTCTACGAAAGCATTTGGTGCAGATGGATCTGCGACAATATCAGCAGCAGTCGCAAGATAAAAGTCGTTTCTCACATAGTTAGCCCCATTCTTTTGGTCTAAACTTCCCATTCCTCTTGATGATACACCTAGTTTTGCACCATCATCCATAAGAGATTTTACAATTTCTCCCATTGGTGTTGACAATACCTTTGCCTCACCAATGAAATTCTTTCCATCTGGATAGAGATTTGTAATTAAGTGTGATGCTCTTTCCAGATTTACAGTCGGGCCGTCTGGGTGTCCTAGTTCACCAAATGCCCTTTTCTGACTGATGTAATCTTTACTATATCTTTTTACTTCTTTCTGAAGAATTTCCATAGGATATATTCTACCATTCCGATTTTTGATATCGGCTTGCATAAAAATACCTTTTATTTTATAGTTCTTATTACCCTTCTCATCTTGTTCTATGAGATAATCGGTATCTTGTTCAATATGTTCTGATATTAATTTTAATGTGTATCCCATGATCGTTCCTAAACAAAATTAACGTGTGCGACTTCTTCAACACGAACAACTGCATCACTACCAGATGTTTCGTTTATCGCAGATAAGGTGAAGTTTGACTCTGCTCTATTGTAAAACAACACAGTCTTACCTGTTGAGTCTACCCCACTTTCTAATGTAATGGTATCTCCAGCATTTGAACTGGAACTATCTGTTCCATTCAATAATACTTCGCCAGGCCCCATAGTTGGTTTTGTATCTGGAGTTAAAAGAGTAGAAGTGTTTGCCTTTAGTGTGAAACCATTTGTCGCAGTTGCAGCAGTCCCTGCTTCCGTTATTTTAACAGAGACATCATTTCCACCAACCTCTGTAACTCTTACAGCACTATTCGGACTGAGCACACCAAGATCTAGAGAATGAGCTGCGTCATCTCCAAGTGTATTAATTATTCCGATATGTCTTACTAATCTAAA